ACGGTCATGTCCCGGCCAATGCCGACCAGATCGGGAGCCCACAACGTTAGGTCGCACCACTTTCGGCCCGTGAGCCATAGCGCGCCTATGCACTGGTCCCGATACGCGCTGATGTCGCCATCGACCACTGCGGTGAACAGCGTGTCGCTGCTGACCATGGTCTTGCACTCCCACAGCCCATCGGTGCCGATCAGTCCATCAACCGAGACACCGAACGCGCCGTCTGGCGTGTGGGCAAAACCGGCCTCCATCACAAGCTGGCCGGTGCGTGCCTCATACTCCATCCGGCACAAGGGTTCCTGCTCTTGGCCGAAGCGCATGGCGGCGTTCTGGTACACCTCGGCCACTGTGCCGCCGACGCGCTGGCGGGCAACGTCGAAGGCGTAGAGCTTGGCCTTGCCGCTGGGCTCGCCGTTCTTCAACTTCTCGCGGGCGTCTTTGAATCGAGAGGCGGTGATGCGGCCACTGCGGACTTCCAGCCATTCCTCGCTGCCTTGTGGAGCGGTGCTCCAGATCAGGTCGCCACTCATGCCGGCACCTCGTCATTGGCGGCGGCCTTGGCCTTAAATTCGGCGTGTGCCTGGGCGCCAATGGCGGCGCGGTCTTCCTTGCTCAGTCCACCCCAAAACGCGGCGTACTTGGCCGTGCCGGAGTTGCTGGCCAGGACTGCGCGGGTCATCAAGTCGGCATCGACCTTGGGCGTCTTGCGGGCCGCGTTGCCGTCGTCGTCTTCCGCTGCGATGCCGCACGCGGTCATCAGTGAATAGCGGCGCGCGTAGGTCAGGGCCGAACCGTAGCCCTGCGGGTCGCCCTTGACGGCGGGCACATGCAGCTTGCCGCAGCGCAGGGACTCGCCTGATTCGTGCAAGAACACGGTTTCGACGGTGACGCCATCGGCGCACTCGCTGGTCTCTTGGTAGAGCCACACGCCAGATGCGGTCAGTGCGTCCTCGACGGCCTCAAGGCATGCGCTCAGGTCGGCGTATTTCGCCTTCAGGTGCGGGTTTGTCTTGGTCTTGAGCGCCGGGCCAAAGGCCTTGCGAGCGCTGACCAGTGCTGTTGCAATGCTTTTCATGTTGTCGTCCTTCAGTTGTCCAGCGCCGCCAGCTTTGCGGCCATGCGCAGCCGCTCGGCCCGGTAGCGGTCCAGTTCCTCGCCCTTCGCCCTGATCTGCAAGGCGCCTTGCTTGGCGGCGTGGGCAGAGCCGGTGAACATCACGCCTTTGATTTCCTCAATCTCGGCGCGCACCTCGAACTCCAGTTCGTCCAGAGCGATGACCCGGTTTTCGAGGGCAACGCGCTCAGCCTTGTCGTGCAGGGCGTCCATAGCGCGGCGCCACAGGCGGTAGAACAGGCCGGGGCGGGGTGGTTCATCGACGCTGAAACCAAGATCGGTGCAGGCTTCGGCGGCTTGGGGGTAGCGGCCTTGGTAGTCGCAGCCGCGAGGCAGACGGGCGCTCATGCGTCCACCTCGTTCGTGATGGCGAGCAAGTCATTCAGCCTGCGCTGAAGCTCTGTTTGCATGGCTTGGTACTTCGCGGCGGCCTCGGCCATTTGCTCTCGAATCTGCTCTGCGGCCTTCTCAATCTGCTGCTCGGTGGGCAGGTAAGTGACCGTAATTTCTGCCGTGCCAACCTTGATCCAGCCCACGGAGTCCATGGTGCTGTTGGTCGGCCCAATCCAGAACGCATGCAGCGGAAGCTGGCGAATCTGATTGGCTCGTTCGGCGTCGGTGAGCCACACGCTAACGGTTCCGGTTTTGGTGCTCATGCTTCCTCCATCACAAGCCCGTACTGCTTCTTCACCCGCTTGGCGTGTCCGGCGTCGTGGTAGCTGTTGCAGGTTTCGTTGAGTGCAAGCTGAAGCTCACGGATCAGTTCGCGCTCCAGGGCGGCGGCGCGGTGCAGTTCGCGGCGCAGCAGGCCCCGAACATGCCCGGCCTCGAATGCGTACATGTCGGCCAGGGTGCAGCCGGTGCGTTCCTGGTAGGCCTTGGCGGCGGCCTCGGCGGCGTCCAAGATGCTGTCGGCGCTGGCCGGCGTGCGGTAGATCGGCTGCGACTTCTCGGCCTCGGCCTCGTCGTTCGCGGCATCGGCCAGGCGGTCAAACTCGTCGTCTTCCCGCTTCAGCCAGGCGGCTTCCCAGCCGATTTCGGCACTGTCGAACTGTTGAGCGGTTGCCATCTCGTCCCCTTCGTGTTGCGATGGACGCATGCTAGGGCGTATTGGTAGCTTGCGCATCGGGGTAAACCCCTATGTCGCGGCCATTGCATCGCCTCTAGTATCGCCCCCATGAACACATCAATCGCACAGCCGATTCGGCTAACAGAGCGGCAGCGAAGCGTTCTTGAGATGCGCGCAGCTGGGTACTACTGGAGCCAGGTCATCGATGCGCTTGAACTGGACGTGGGCTGGACTCAGCAATGGGTGGAGATCGAGGATTTGCTGGGCGCAAAGTCACCCGAGCACGCGGTCGCGCTGGCAATCCGTGGGGGGCATATTCTTTGAACTACTACGACTCAATCCACTACGACCCGTTGGCTGGTGTGTTTACGTGGTCTGTTGGTCGCCGAGGTTGCTCGCTTGGTGAAAAAGCCGGATCGGTCACCCATGATGGTTATGCGGTTGTGAAGCTGGGCGGAAGGCCAATCCGCGCTCACCGCCTGGCGTGGTTCCTTAGCTATGGCGTGTGGCCGGATGGCGAGATTGACCACATAAACGGCGACCGCAGCGACAACCGCTTGGCAAACCTGCGCGTCGTTGACAGGGCCGCCAACTCTCAAAACCGGCGCGGTCCGCAGAAGAACAACAAGTCTGGATTGCAAGGCATTTGCTGGGTCAAGCATGCGAAGCGCTGGCGCGCTCAGATCATGGCCCGCAAGGTCTTGCATCGTCTTGGCTACTTCGACAGCCCAGAGGCCGCACATGCGGCTTACATGGCCGCGAAGGCGTCTCTGCACATTGCTGGCGGAGGCTGAAATCAATTACTACGAACGCCACATCGGCGACTACCTCAAAGACACGGCACACCTGAGCCTGCTTGAGCACGGCATTTACGGGCGCCTTCTGGACATCTACTACACCCGGGAAGAGCCGATTCCAGAGGCCCAAGTGATGCGGCTTGTCGGCGCTCGCAGCCCGGAAGAGTGTTCGGCAGTCCGTGATGTGCTGAACGAGTTTTTCACCCGCGACGGTGACTTGTGGCGGCACACCCGCTGCGACAAAGAGCTTTCCAAGTATCAAGACAAGCAGCGCAAAGCTAAGGCATCTGCGGATGCTCGATGGAGCAAAGACAAGGCGCACACCGAACGCAATGCGAACGCAATGCGAACGCATAGCGAAGGCAATGCTCCCAGTAACCAGACACCAGTAACCAGTAATACCCCCCTACCCCCCAAGGGGGAGCAGGCCGAGCCTGCGGGGTTCGTTCGGTTTTGGGCTGCATGGCCGAAGTCTGTTCGCAAAGGCGGAAAGGCCAAGTGTCTGCAAACGTGGAGGCGGGCCGATCTCGAACCCCTTGCCGAGCAGATCGTGAGGCATGTGGAGCGCATGGATGCAACACCGGATTGGACGAAGGAGGGCGGGGCTTACGTTCCCGCTCCGCAGGTCTACCTGAACCAACGCCGATGGGATGGCGCCGAGGTTGGGTGTCTCCATGCAGAGCAGGACCGGTGGGGGGGTGCGCTGTGACCGGGCACGAACCCCTGCTGAGCATGCGCCGCAAGGGCTACGCACCGGCCCAGGGCGTGCGCCTTGATGTGGGCTTTGTTGACCCCCATAGCGCACGGAGCTGGCACCGAAAGGGCATGCCATGCGCTGTGGTGCAACTGCACGACGCTGATGACATCACCCGCCTTGACCTCCGGTTTTTGCTGGGTCTTGACGCCGTGATTGTTGGCCCGGCCTACCAAGCCCCCGAGCGATTTGTGCGGGCGGTTGCTGCTGTGCAGCGGCACCACCCGGCATCCATCGTCGCCGTAGGGCTTGACGACGAACACATCGCCGCCGAAGCGCAGCGTTTCGCTGGCGGCGTCTGGGCGCAAATCAACCCGAGGGGGGTCCGGCTGTGGAGTTGCTGAAACCTGACTCAATCAACTTTGCCGACTATGAGTGGCAGACAGACTGCAAAGCCAAGGTGCGGCCAGCCGCAGACTTTGCGGAGCAGCTGGCGGCAGAGCTTGAGCCGGCCCAGCGCGACACGGCGCCGACCGTGTTTTCGTTCAAGTTGGGGCGCGTCCTGCGCTTTCGCTCGGGGGAGGTGACGGCCTGGGCCGGTTACAGCGGGCACCGAAAAAGCATGGTCACTGGCCAGGTGGCGGTCGAGCTTGCCCACCAGCGCCAGCGGGTGCTTGTCATCAGCCTGGAAATGAGCCCCGCCAAGACCTTGGCGCGGATGGCCCGGCAGTTCACCGGACAAGCCATCCCCCGCGACCTAGCGCGCTTCCACAACTGCACCCGGGACCTGTTCCTTTTCGACCACTCTGGTCGTATCACTCCGGCGCAGTGCATCGCGGTCTGCAACTACTTCGCCCAGGAGTGCCAGGGGCAACACGTTGTTATCGACAGTTTCATGATGGTCTGCGGCTCGGAAGAGAGCATGGACGATCAGAAACAAATGACGACGGACATGGTTCGGATGGCGCAGGACACCGGTATGCACGTCCACCTTGTTGCGCACTGCCGCAAGCCCTCGACCGGCGACGAAGCCAAGGCGCCCGGAAAACACGATTTGCGCGGCACGGCGGCGATTACCGACCAGTGCTCAAACGTTGTGACAGTGTGGGCCAACAAACCCAAGCAAGAAGCCATGCGCGAGGCCGAGGCCAAGGGCGTGGTGTGTGGCAAGTGGGACGAGCCGGACTGTGAATTGACCGTTTGCAAGCAGAGAAACGGGGAATTTGAAGGGCGACTAAAGCTTTGGCTTGACCGGCAGTCGCTCCGTTTTGTTGACAACCAGGAAAGCGAGGTCACGACATGGTGAAGTTGAACAAAAGCGGAAACCGCCGAGGCCGCAGCCTGGGCGAAACCGGACTGAAGGCCGCTGAATTGATTCACGCAGCCGGCGATGCTGGCATCAGCACGATGGAAATGCGGGAGTTGCTGGCCGACCGCACCCCCGCAGCGCGGCGCACGGTGATGATTGCCGCCCAGCGTGGCAAGTTCATCAAGCGCAGCTTCAATCAGCTTTGCGTCTACTACGCCCCCACGGTCGCACCTGACACCATTGAACGCGACTTCGCTCAGCGGAAAGACGACTACTTGCGCGCTCAAGTGGCGATTAAAGCCGCTGCGAACAAGCGATGGTATGACGCCGCCAGGCACAGCACAGAGGTCCGCAAAGCCGCACAGCTTGACTCCAAAGCACGCCGCGAGCTGGCGGCACAGCAGCGCAAGGCGACCCGGGCGGCATCTGCCACCCGCCGCGCTGAATTTGAACTGACGAACCGCTGGGCCGAGAAGCTGCGCGGGACAACGTGCGGGATCGTTCAGGTTCCTGAAAAGCCGGCGCCTACGGTGGACTACAGCCGCGCAGTCATCACCGTGGCCCCCCGCAAGCTCGGGCGCTACGAAGTGGCCGACACCATCGGCCCGTTCAGTTCAACCAAGCCCGGGCAGTACGTTTTCCCCGCAAACGGCTGCGCAGCCAAGGCGGCGGCATGAACGTCGCGCACGAAGGGATGGACGACATGATGGAGCACGGGTGCCACACCTGTACGCACGACCACAAGTGCAACCAAGGGCGATGCGGGAAGCGAAACCCCTCTGACAACTCGGCGCTTTTGGCTGTTGCGGCGGCGACGCTAGGGTTTTGGGGCCTTGTGGTGGCGGCTGTGTTCGCCTGGGCTGCCCTGTGAGGTTCCAGACCGTCGCCATCAACGCCCAGCACGGGCACACCGTCATCCAAGACCTGTGGCAGTGGGTCAAGGCCATGACCCTTGGTGGGCACAAGGTCAGCATTGAGGCCAAGCCGGAGACGCGCAGCACGGCTCAGAACCGGCTCCTGCATTCGCGCATCAGCGACGTTGCCGCGCAGAAGGAATGGGCCGGCAAGAAGCGTGACGTTGACACCTGGAAGCGCCTTCTAACTGCCGCATGGCTCCGCGCTCGGGGGGAGTCTGTGGAACTGCTGCCCGCGATTGACGGGCATGGCATCGATGTGGTGTTCCGCCGCACTTCGTCCCTCAACGTTGCCGAGTGTTCCGAGCTGGCGGATTACATCTTGGCCTGGGGGGATGGCGAGGGCGTGCAGTGGTCAAAGACGAGCCTTGGCCGGGATTGGCCTGAAGGGGTAGCGGCTTGACGCCATCGAACAAGCCCCCCCGCGCCACGATCAAGCCCAGGCGATGCAAGTGGTGTAAGGGTGACTTCTTCCGCGCTCGGCCCATGCAGAAGGTCTGCTCTCCCGCCTGCGCTCACGCCCTGACCAGCGCCGAGAACGCGAAGAATGCAGCCAAGGCCAAAGCACTAGAGGCCAAGCAAGACCGCGCCAGGCGCAACGCCCTCAAGACCATCCCTGAACTGAAAAAGGAGGCTCAGATTGCCTTCAATGCCTACATCCGCGCCCGCGACCACCTCGCCGGACACGCTTGCATCTGCTGTGGCAAGCCGCTTGACTGGGGCCGACTCGGCGGGGCTGTGGATGCTGGCCACTACCGCAGCACCGGGAGTGCGGATCACCTTCGTTTTCACGAAGACAACTGCCACGCCCAGCGAGCCGACTGCAACCGATACGGAGCTGGCCGAGCAGTTGATTACCGAATTGGCTTGCTTTCGCGCATTGGTCGAGAGCGAGTCGAAGCCCTAGAGGCCGACAACGCGACCCACAAGTGGACGCGCGAAGAACTCATTGCCATCCGGGATGGGTACCGCGCCAAGACCCGCGCCCTTGCCAAACCCTCTCCGAACTCTGGCGCCCAGCTCGGCGCCTGCGCCATTTAGGAGCCCCATGCAACGCCTGCAAGGACTGACCGCCGACATTCCCGCCGACCTGGCGCACGCCGACGAGCTGCTGACTGCTTATGGCCGATGGGCACGCGACCGCATGAAGCTGCACCGCTGCGGTTCGGCAGAGGGGCGCTACATCCCCCCGCCCGATGAAACCGTGGACGACGACGCCCGCCGCGAACCCCGCGAAATGCTCATGCCCACACCTGACGCGCTACAGGTTCACCGGGCGCTGATCCGCGTGGCAGATGTAGAGCGGGAGATTCTGCAAATCCTCTACGTCCCCCAGCGCATGAGGATTGAGCAGCAGCTGCGCTTGCGGCGCATCCCGGGCCGGCTGTGCCAGGAGCGACACCTGCGCGGGCTGCGAATGTTTGCGAACCTGATAAAGACGCACGCTTAGGGTGGCAAATGGCACCAACGACAGAGGTAACCGGCAATGACCGGCGCAACTGAACTGACCGAAGCGCTCAGGCGCGGCCCGCCGGGCATTGTCCGGGTTGACCGACCTGTTAGGCGCGTGGTGGCCGAAGCTGAGTTTGCTGGCGTGCTGCGGTTGAAACTGCTGGGCGTGCAGGCTGGGGCAGTTGTTGGCCCTGGCCGCAGCGGCGCGGTTGCCAGCGTGTACGCCTCGCACATTCTCGGCATTCCGTTCATTCCCTACGGTGTGCCGTGCCCTGCGCATCTGCGACCGCTGCTGATCGTGGACACCGCGCGCAAGTCTGGATCCACGCTGCGCAAAGCGGAGCGCAAGTACGGAGACGGCGAGTGCGTGACGATCTGGTGCTTCGACGAGCCGCCGCGCGTGCGTTTTTGGTATGAGCGCGATGCAAGCGCCTAACCACCAGATAGCCGGCGCCACGCGTCCGGCTAATCATGCGTTGTGCAACGACGACACCTTGACCACGGCAGCACACATCCGTGATAATGCGCGCACCTGATACTGAGTCAGCGCGCCGAGTGGCCTAGGGCCGGCTCGGGCGTCCACGAAAGAACCCGCCCTTCGCAAGATCGGCGGGTTTTTTGTTTTGAACATGCCCCCGGCCCCTGTTGCTGGCGCAAGCGCAGACAACATGCCGGTGGTTTCTCGTTTTTGCCCACTCAACACGGCCCCTCTCATCGCTACGGCGGTGCTGAGGGGTTTTTTGTTTTCAGCAATGCTCAAACAGTATGACAAGGCCGCCGAGTTTATGGTGGTCGGGTTCAAGCGTGGCTGGCTGCTGAAAGAGGTTGCCGCCGCTATTGGCGTTGACCCATATGACGACGATCAGCGGGCAGAGATGGCAAAGGCCTGCCCGTTCATGCCGGCTGAGTATTGGCACTACAAGCGCCCGGTAAGGGCGTTCGTTGCTGTTGAGTGGCCCAGGATGTCTGACTTCATGCTGAAGCATGAGGATGCTCCGCAAAAGCTGTTAAGCGTTCTCCCGGCCCTGAAAAAGTCTGCGGCGCTGGGTGTCAAGCATGGCACCAAGCGATCCAAGGCAGATTTGGCCGAGATGCGCGCAACCCGCCGCGACTACCGCGCAAATGCCATTTCTTACGCGGCGAGCCGAGAGTCGTTCAAGTCAAACCAGCGCTCTGCGTGGGGTGTCTGCAAAACTTAGTTTTTGCCCGCGAGCATCGGCACACAACTACGCAGTTGCCTACCGCGACCGCCGATTGCTCCGGGCACCTCATCCCCCAAACCCGCGCACATCAGCCAGCACTCGGGCGTCAGCCCTCGGCTACCGCGCGGCCCCGGCATCAGGTGGGCAAACAGATGCACCCAGTGACACGGCACTAGCTCGGCAGGCCCTTTCCCTGCGCTGACGCGGTGGGCGCTGGGCCTCTCCAACCAACACGACCGATCCGCAAGGAAGTCGTTGCCATGACGGAAAAAAATCAAACCGATAGCCGCTATTCCGTGAAGGCCCCAGGCCGAGGCGGTGCGCGTGCTGGTGCTGGCCGAAAGAAAGGCGCGGCCACCGAGAAGACTCGGGAGATTGCAGACCGGGAGATGAGTGGCGGTGAGTTGACCCCGCTGGAATACATGCTTCAAGTCATGCGGACCGAGCCCCGTGAAGACCTTGACGCTAAGGACTTCATGGCTTCTGTCTCCCTTCGGTTTGAAGCTGCAAAGGCTGCTGCCCCTTACATGCACCCCCGCCTGGCTGCGGTGGAGCACTCGGGGACGATGACCCTCAAGACCTACGCTGAAGAGCTGGCAAGCCTGAATGGCGCTAACTGAGACGCAGAAAGCCGTTCTGCGCTGGCGCAAAGGTGGGCCCGCGCTGTTTGCTCAAGAGGTTCTAGGGGCAAGCCCCACGGAACAGCAGTGGCAGGGCAGCAAGGCCCTTGCAGAGCGGCGCCGGGTTTCGATCCGCAGCGGCCACGGCACCGGCAAAAGTACGTTCATGGCCTGGGCTGTGTTGTGGTTCCTGGCCTGCTACTTCCCGGCAAAGGTGCCAGCCACCGCGCCGACAAGCCACCAGCTTGAAGATGTGCTGTGGGCTGAAATCGCTAAGTGGCATCGCCGCTGGGCCGAGAGGTTCCCGGCTACTGCCAATGAGTTTGAGTGGTCGAACGGCGCCTATCGCATGAAGTCGGCCCCTAGCGAGTCCTTCGCTGTGGCGCGGACCAGCAGACCAGAACGACCTGAAGCCCTGCAAGGCTTTCACGCTGAACACATCCTGTTCCTCATTGACGAGGCATCGGGCGTTACTGACAACGTGTTCGAGGTCGCAGAAGGAGCGTTGTCCACTGAGGGCGCGTTTGTGCTGATGGCTGCGAACCCGACGCGGCAAAGCGGTTACTTCTTCGACTCGCACCACAAGATGCGCTCGGCCTGGGCCGCGCTGCATTGGAACGGCGAAGACAGCCCGATGGTCAGTCGGGACTACATCGCCAACATGGAAAAGAAGTACGGGCGGCAAAGCCCCGTCTTCAAGGTCCGCGTGTTGGGTGATTTTGTCGGAGCTGCTGACGGCGTTATTTCGTTGGAGTTGTGCGAGGCGGCAAGGATTCGAGAGGTTGAGCCAAACGCGGCGGCGCCGATCTTCTGGGGCCTTGATGTGGCCCGATTCGGCGACGACAGCAGCGCCCTTGCCAAGCGACGAGGGAATGCGCAGATGGAGCCCATCAAGGAATGGTGGGGCAAAGACACCATGCAGACGGCGGGCCTTGTTAAGTCCGAGTGGGACGCCACGCCGATTGCCCTGCGCCCGAGGGCCATCAACGTTGATGTGATTGGCATTGGCGCTGGCGTTGTTGACCGGCTCAAAGAGCTTGGCCTTCCGGTGTACGGAATCAACGTCGCAGAGGCCCCCGCAATCAATGTGATTGAGGGGAGGCAGTTCAATCGCCTGCGTGACGAGCTGTGGTTCAAGTGCCGTGAGTGGCTAGAGGCCCGCGACTGCCGCATGTGCGACGACGACGAAACCATTGCCGAGCTTGTTGGCCCGACCTACTCAATCCTGAGTAACGGTTTCATCAAGGTTGAGGGCAAGGACGAAATGAAGAAGCGGGGCGTGAAGAGCCCCAACCGGGCGGACGCCTGGAATCTGACATTTGCACAAACAGGCGCGGTGCTGAAGAGCCCGGCCATCACCTACACCAGCCGACGCAACGCATGAACAAGATGGACGAATCAGACCTGCTTCGCTTCCTTGAAGCAGAAGCCGCTGCCGCCTATCACCATGTGTCCGGCGACCTGGCGGCAGAGCGCGAAAAGGGCCTGAGGGCCTACATGCGCGAGCCCTACGGCACGGAGATGGAGGGTCGCAGCCAGGTCGTCGCCTCGGACGTTTTCGACGCCGTGGAGGGCATGCT